TCTGGTAAAACAGGATAGTCAGTTATAAGTAAGTCTGCATTAAGATCATTCTGATAAGACTTCCTGAAATGATTTATATCAATCCCTCTATATAATGGAGAATGATCATTTAATCTCCAGATTAATTTAGAGTAATCGAATAGAAACTCATCACATACCTCATCAAATTGTACTAGATTAGGTAGCTCCCCATTAACTGTAGCTCCTCTGCTCTTTAGATTGCCTATTGAAGGAGTTCCTCTATGTCTGGCATATGAGTATAGATTAGCCATGATATATTGCATATCATCTATCTCATTAGTCCTATTGACTATAATTGCCTGATTGGTTAAGTATGCTGCTATCAACCTTTCATCTTCATCGAAGTTTTCAAATCCTCTGGCATATGTAACATGCATTGCAAAGAAACAAGATACTGACTTCCAGAATGATATATAATCCTCATCCTCAAAGTTTAGATTCCTTCCCTCTCCTCTGGTTAGGGACTTGGAAACTATACCCGGCTTATACATCTTATTCAGTACATTTATACACCACTTCTTCACATCCTCATCACAGCAACCATCAAAGAAATAAGAGAATATAGATCCTTGGAAGTATGATCCTCCTGCTACACAATCTGAAGTTGTAGTATAGTTTAATTTTAGCCATTGAAATTCTAGATTGCCAGTATCATCAGATCCAGCTCTAGTATACCTGAACTGAGCTTGGAAGTCATGTGTTGCAGCTATTGGTATGGCTGCTAATGCCACATCAGATAGATCTTCCCAAACTGTCCAATTTATAGCATCCAGAGTGTACCTAAATTCCTTATCAAAAAATCTAGTTCCAGTTTCACCTACAAGTCCATCATTGAATGTTGAAATAGCAGTTATCCCATTGAGAGGATAATCCATGGTGAAAATGACATTATCATTTATCTCTGTTAGTATGTTACCTGTTACTGCCATATTATGGTGTTGTTATACTATGCTTTGTAGTTATTACAGAAGGATCAATTATTGTTGATGATGCTGCTACTGCTATTGATGTCGATAGATAGAAATCATAGGTACTCCCTGATGGAGGTACTGTCCCAAATACTTCATTTTGAAATGTAAATTCACCTGATCCATCTAGTGTTACTTGTATTGTTGTAGTTGAAATACCGGGAGATAATAATGTCTCCACACTAGCATGTCCATTTAATACATCTGCTGATGCTTTAGCAACCCCTCCTCCTTTTGATAGATTAAACTGCAGATCTACTAATTCACCTGCTAATCCACCTCTAACTGCTAGATTATATAGCATATCATCTCCTGATGCCACTTCACTAACTGTTTCTAAATATACTCCTGTACTAGAGACTGTAATTGTAGTGGAATCAGATGAACTAACCCCATCAGTAATTACAATAAGTTCAAATACATAATCCCCATCAGTAGCTCCTGCTGGGAACTCTATTGTTGGAGTTAATGTACTACCATTTATTATTGTTGGAAATACTATTGCTCCTGATGGTGATGCTGTTAAATGCCAAAAATATTCTATATCAACCACACCTGCTGCTGGAGTAGCTGTGCCTGTAAGTCCTACTGAGACTCCTGTTGTAGAGTTCACTGTTCCAGATCCTGTAAGTCCTGCATCTACAGTAGGTGCATCTACTGGAGCTTCAGAGCTAGTCACTGTTATTGTAGTTCCTTGAGTATCTATTAATCCATCATTATCTGTTACCTTTAATTGAACTGGGAATATTCCTATTTGATTTATATTTCTTACTTCACAAGTTGCTGCTGTTGGTGTAGATAATGATAATAATCCAACTCCTGCAGGGAATGACCAAAGGTACGCTGTAATGGATCCATCTGAATCAGTAGATCCTGATCCTGATAATAGAACTCCTGTTCTTTTGGCCCACATACTGAAAGTAGTTCCTGCTGCTAGTGTTGGTTCCCACCCTCCTCCAAATGTCAATATCAACTTATTTGTGCCAGTATCCCAGCTAACAATAGTTCCTACTTTTGCAGGATCTCCAGTGTTATTATCTTGAACCCACACTTTTGTTAAATCACTATCATATGTATCAAAATATGTTGCATCTAGTGAATAAATTAATGCATCAGACAATGTTTCTGTTATAACAAAAGTAAACTGATCTGTAATTGTTTCCACTACTACATCTGCATCTAACTGAACTCTATTTGCTAGTATTTTACCAATATTTATAGTACCACCACCAGTTATATTTGCTACTGGAGGAACTAATGCAGCTGCATTGACTGTCACTGTTACTGTATCTGTGGCTGTCTGCCCATCATCATCCATTACAGTTGCTTTAAATACATATACTGTATTCTCTGATAAATTTTCTACTACTGTGGATGCTGCATTTGGACTTACTATGTTTATCCCAGTATCAACTCCTACTAACTGCCAATTGTGAGATACTATAACTCCATCAGCATCTGATGCAATCATTGTCAACACTATTGAATCTTGTGGAGGATCCACTGTTACATTTGGCCCTGCATCCACTACTGGACTAACTAAGGTCTTTGCTGTTATCTGTATTGTTAATGTATTGCTCATAATTATGGTACGTTATCGTAAACTGTAAAATCTAAATCAAATTCCCTTGCTGTTACAAAGTTACCTGAATCTTGGAATTCTAAATCTCCATTCAATAGCTCTGCTGCAGTTACTGTCTTTGGTATATCTGCCCATGTTAATGCCACTGATGAAAATAGTATCTGTCCAATATTTCCTGAAGGTAAACTGTCTATGGTTATATATCCTAGAGGATCTAACTCTGGATCATAGTAATTTTGAGTGAAATATTCTGTTGTTAATGTTGTTAATGATCCATGTGCTACTTCAATTGTATGATCACTCACTGTTGGCTCCATATTATCTCCTAATACATGGAATATGATCACTACATCATCACTCCAGCATTTAGGATTCTCTCCATCATCTCTGAATTGGAGAGTTAATTTTGTGTAATTATAACCTGACTGCCCTGCAATTGGTGTAAACTTCAGCAAGTTGTAATTTGCCCAACTTAGAACATCATTATTGATCACATTGGCTAGTACAGGAACTCCATATGTAAGAGATCCTTTACTAATAGTTTCTATAACCTTAACCTTATTCAAAAGATCTCCCTCAGTATCTGTCATAGCAGCTGTGATCACTGCTGGATCAAATGTGTAAGTTGTATCAGCATTTACTATTATTTCAATAGGTGATGTGAATGTAGGAGCATTATTTACAATTACTCCATCATATATACACATCACATGAAATGCAGTAGTTGAGTCATTATCAACTAAGGTATTTACTTCACTATCTATAACTATACTTTCTGGCATTATAAGTCACTTAAAACGGTTTGTTGAAATGAAAAGTCTGCTACTGAAGGATAGAATATAGGATTGATATTCCCTGCATTATCCTCCAATATATTTCCATCGAGATCCATTAAAATGAATCCTCTTATCCTTGGTAATTTCCCTATAGGGATTATGATATCCTCATTAGGGAAGAATGTTGTATCTGATACATACTTTATGCTCTCATTATCCTTCACTATTTGAAGAATATCATCCCATTCAATTCTGTCTCCTTGCTGCCACAACCTCCAGTCTAAATACTTAGCAATGGCTATCTGGATCTCCTGTCTTATTTCATCAATAGGCTTATTCAGATCTACATCAGCTCTGAATGATAAATCTATGTACTCATAAGTTATATTCTCCAAGATAACATTTGTCACATTACCTGTGATTGAGTTGTAATCTGAGATATTGAAGTAAGATGCAGCATCTACAATGAGATCATCTAGCTCTGCAGCTGTCAATGCTATCCCATTCTGAGTTGAAACTGCTAATTTTATCCTTCCTTGAGCATCTGATCCATAAGAATACACATTTAGAATATCACTATTAACCTTCTGGAAGGCCTGAGTGATATAATCCAATGTTCCTCTAGCTGCTAAATTTACCCCTTCCATAATTCTAATCCTGAAGGTATCATCTCCTTCTAGATCTCTCCCTCCAAGTGCAGTAAATTCATTTGTCACATAACTGTGGCCAGTTGGTACTGGAGCTACTTTTGTTATTGTATTGGCTGGTACTTTGGTTTTTAATCCTGTAGATTGTGATCTTACTAGTGCATATGAATACCCTGCAGATCCTATAGTCACATCAGTAACTAGCTCAAATGTTACTCCATTACCTGTGAAGAAATGGACACCTGCTTGATATGTTACTCCCACACTTGCTACTAACCTAACATAGGTACTTGATGCAGATGATACGAACCTATCTGCTATTCCTCTTCTAGTTGCTATCTCATCTAAGTGAGATCCAAATGCAAACTCTGGGAATAAGTGACTCTCTACAAGAGCAATGTCTTTAATGGCCTTCTGTCCTATCTTAGCACATCCATAAGCTACACCATTTAGAATAGATTCATCTGTGGCCTTAGTAACCTTACTTGTACTGTTAAAAAGGATTTCATACCAAATCCTTTTCAGTTCTTCTAATGATGTAAATCTTGTAATCATCCTATAGTGTTATTGTTTGAAGTACTGGCTCATCTAGTACTGTTTTTAATTCTAATGTTATCGATAAAGAGTCCATTGTATTCTTGATATCTGATACTCTCATCACTCTATATGAATCATCTCTTGCAAATGTATTCCTGTACTGCCTTATCAGTATAGGGTATGCAATTGATGCTCTGTTGGATCCTGCTACTAATGAACTCTGGACACCATCCTCATCAAATTCTGGTGTCTTACCTCTTGTAAGAGTTGCTAGTACTAATGTGTTCTGCTCAAGTGTCTGATAGTATGTCAATACCTCAAAATCATTCTCACCTGATGCAAATGTTAATTTTCTATTTAGATCTATACCATAAACCTTCTCACCTATTATATCCTCATCTACAACTGAGTTTATAGAAATACCTGTAGCTCCAAACCCTGTAGTGGATACTGAGGCTCCTCCTTCTGGAGTGTAATCCTCTTCTGTCAGATCATTCTCCATGGAGAGTCTAAACCAAGAATTCTCCTTATCACTGGATCCTATCTCCTTAGATAGGGATTCTAATGTCTGGTAGAACCTCAATGATGTATTAGATCTAATCCCTACTCCATTTCTACCCTTAGACACTGAAGATCTTAACCATTTTCTGGCATTCTTAGCTGTCTGTAATGTTATCTTAATATTAGTAATGCTCTCCAGTAACTCCCAATAAGCAGCTGTGGTGCTCAATCTACCTTTATTTAGATCTATGACATCATCAACCCTATTAGATTCCTCTAGCAGCTCCTCAAGTATGTCAAATGGCTCATTATCTATCTTAGATATCTTCCCTGTATAGAATAGATAGATAGATTTATACTTAGTACTTATGAAATCAACATATTTCTCTAAGTACTCAGTCAAAGGATACTTGGTATCATCCTCAAATCTTTCTATTATGCCTGAAGGTAATGCCATTTAAAAAGGTAATTTAGGTAAATTAATTGATTTACTAATATTGTTAGCTAGGGCATTAGCTCCTTTCTGGAGCAACCCAAATCCTGTACTTTTTATTACACTCAATGGATCAAATCCATTTATTCTACCACTTGATAGAGGAGCTAATGCTGTCAATGAAAGATTGTACTTCCACATCATATTGGAAGTCTGCTCATCCTGACTGATCTTAAAACTCTCCTTCTTCACTAAGAAGTTATGTCCTGACATTGGCATATATAGGAATAGCTGGTATGGCTTATCATATATATCCAGAGTTGATGACTTCAATAGGATTTTCTCCAACACCTTCAACGCACCATACCCTGTCTTTAATTTCGTATTTATGATGCTAGACTGGATCTCCAATCCTTTAATACCCCTCACACCTAAAACACTAGCTTTATCCAATGGAGGTGCTAATAATAATTTAAAGGATCTTCCAAAGGTACCATTTAATGTTATATTTTTAGGTACAAATGTAGAAGAATCTAATGCTGTAACTCCTCCCATTGTCTTTTTTATGTTAACAAGAGTCCTATCATCATAGTTTACTGCAGAAGGATTCACAGGAAATGTAAGGAAGTCCTCTGTATCACCTTTGGAATTAACTAGTTCTAAGGTAATAGCATAATATTCTATCTCATCAGGAAAAATTGCATTTGCTGCAGCTCTACCAACCTCATGAACTGTATCTAATATTGCACCTTCTAAACTCATCTGATTGTCTTAACTTAACCTTCTGTATCCTAACACTCTGTATTCTGGGTAGGCTCTTATGTTGACCATGTTTGACTGATTGCCACCTAATGCATAGATATTATCTCCTTCCTTATTAATGAATAAGGCTACATGGCCTTTCCATGAGTTTACTGACTCTCTCCAGAACACTACTACATCACCCACTTTTGGATTTGAGGTAGGCTGTCCTACTTTCATCCAAGATCTTGCATCTAACTTTCCTGAATACTCTACTCCAGCCTTCTTAGCAATGTAGTTCACAAATGCTGAACACCATGCAGTGTCATCACTGTAATCATACCCAAGTTCTTTGAAGAATGCCTCTACTTCTGGATTGCTTTGGCCTGCACCAGTCCACTCCTTTAATCCATAGAACCCGAATGCTATCTCTAGCATATTTAACCTTTCTTGCTGTGTTACCATAATCATAAATATAATGAATTCATATCAATTTATTACCCTACTACTCCATTTATCTGAGCTATCTGTGATGTGACTGTAGCTTCTAATGCTGTCTGATCTGATAGTAATGTTACTTTCTCTGCTGCAATTACTGAAGGGATAGGTGTTATTACTGGAGCTCCATTTGCTGCTAATGCTACTAAGTCCTCACATTTATCATCAGTTTCTATTACTCCTGCTGTCTCAATATCATCTGCATGAGCATCCTCTTCAGTCTGGATCTCAGTTGAATAATCTGATACAGTAGACTTGTATGCATCTGTAACTGCATCTGATTCCACTTGAGTTAGTATCTCATCATCAACTAATGTCTGCATATTATCAAAAAAAGTTTGCATATCAGCTAATTGATCAACTAGAGGCTGTAACTTTCTTGATTTACTTGATGCTGTGGTTCTTCCTGCTGATGCCATTGTTAATTAATTAATGTTGAAAATCTCCTGATCAAATCAGTTGCTGTTAAAATACTATCTGGACTTAATGGCTTTTGATCAATTGTCTTTGTCTGAATGTACATTTTCAATAAATCTATGATCAACTGCCTTAGATCCTCACTACTATTCTTTATATGGAATCCTGCTTCATTGATAGTAAAATCATTCCCTGCTGCATCTGCCCAGACAAATCCTCCATCCTTGATAGTCATTTCATTCTCATACCTATCTACATATGTTAAGATCCCAGCCTTAGTTAATGCTAAGGTAGATATCTCATCTTCTTTTGATGCTATCTTGATGTTAAGTTCATTCTCAGCAAATATATTTAGAATGTCATCAGATTTGATATCTGCAGATCCATCTAAATTGAAACTGATAGATGTTGTTTTATCCCCACCTTGGACTTTCACACCAAACCCACCTTTGTCCTGCTCATCAGATATTATAGATACTGTATAGCTCTTATCCTTAATTGACATTACTCTGGAGACTCTAGTATCATCACTATCTAATTCATCAACTAATGAACCTTCTCTATATGGAGAGCTACCAGCTGGCTCCTGAAGAATCCCAAATATGATAACCTGATCATACTTTGGAGTTGACACCCAACTAATAAGGGATCCTCTATCTTCTGCCCTAACTGGGAATATTAACTCTCTAATTATATGCTTTGGAATAGCCACTTCTCTTAGTGGATAATTAGCATCTGTGAGTATCATGCAATATCCTGTCTCATACACCTTCCTAATATACTCACTCCTATCAATATCCACTGGTATGATGATCCATCCAGTTCCAGATGAAGGCCTACCTTCAGGAGATAGGTTTAATATCTTCCCAGTTTCTTTGTATTTATGTATAGCCTTTTTAAGCATCGAATTGTTTATTTTGTAAAAAGAAGTTTAATACATCTTGATTCACAGTGATATCTGCCTTATAGTCAAATTTATCATCTGCACTTCCTTGACCTACTATATCATACACTCCTTTAGTCAATTTAGGGATATCTACAATATTGAAGTAAGATACATCAACTTGAGTTGAATTCCCATCTTCACCTATAATATCTGTTATCCTGCCACCAATATATTTAGCCTTCATTCCTCTCTCAGCCTGCACTGTTGTAGTTCTATCTATTGTCTCCATACCAATGCTGATATCCTGACTTACCTGAGTCACATAAAACACCTCATCTGTAGGTCTGAAATAGATGTAATTACCCACTTTAATTCTTCTATCTCCATTCATTGTGATAGTTCCCTCTCTAGTGAATGGTAGGTGTATATTTGTCTCAACTAAGAAGGCCAGCTCCTGAGATGCCTGCTCTGCAAATAGATCTATGTTATCTTCAGTATTTTTATCACTGAAGAATTTATAATTTGAGTAGTTGGATACTGCTGACAATCTTCTGTTACCTATCACCTGTGCCAGTCCATCAAAATACAATGCTGGAACATGGCCTAATGTCTGATTGGCTCCTGCAAAATTACCTCTTTGCTCTACTTGATACCATGCATACCCCTTTGATGACATCCTGAGTGTATCTGAGATCACATCATCTTCATTGATATTGATGATCTTTGGATACTTAGAAGATGTCACTGTCACCTCATCCAATTCATTCACTGCACCTCCACCAAATACTGTAGGTTTTTCTGAATTACTTTCACCTGATTCTTGTGCTCTCTTCTGCTCTTTCTCTCTCAACTTTTCTCTATACCTATTTAGAGTTTCTCCTTCTGCTCCACCTGAATTGGAAGATTGCTCTCCTATGAATGGCTGAAAATCTTCATCTACATCACTAGGTAGTTCTTTATATGCTTCAAATACTGCCTCCTGTGTGAATGGAGGTTTTCTTGCTATCATCCAGAATCTATCTCCATATGTATCTGTGAAGAATTCTACAAATGGATCTTGACATACCTTCAGTATGAGATCAAATATAGATCCATCTGGATTTGATATTGAATCATCTACCACTCTTAGATCTGTAATGGATGAATCGATAAATGCACTCATGATCTGCCAGATGCCTTTTACTTCTGATTTTATAGTCTCCCTACCCTCTTCTCCCCACTTTGATCGATATGTTATAGTAGTCTTATCCTCAAATGCATTAAATACATCATCAGGAACATATCCAATGGTAGCTATCCTACTAAATATAAATTCTAAACTATCCTTTATTGATCTGGCTGTTATGGCTGATATCTCTTGGAATTGACCTCCCATATACCTCCCATTTTTAAATGGCTGATCTCCATAAATTGAAGATGCATGTCCTATTGAAAATGGATTGAAGTAAGCATTATCATCCTCCAATACTGACATGAGGCTTTTACCTCTCACTGCCACTGAGATCTCATTTGTGGATCCTGTAGAGCTCACAGCTACATGATCAACTAATCCTATCATATCATACCACTTACCATCTATGTCATCATCAATAGCTCCATCTATTTTAAGTTTTTCATATGAGATAAATACAAGATCATTCTTACCTATAATCCTCTGGTAGTAAGGAATGTTTCTTTTGAATTCTGAGGCTACATCTCCCTGCTCTGAGAATGCAATTTCCTTATTGACATTTGACATCAATACATCATCATCTCCAGAGGTTACAATTAACTTCTCTACAGATGCAGATTTATTATCAACCTCATCCTTTGCTAACTCATACCCAACTCCACTTAGATCAATGCTAAAATCACCTCCAGTCTTTATATGATTTGAGATGCTACATAGTCCAATATCCTTAGTGATATCTATAAACCCTATTGAATCCTCTGATCTCTCTAAGTACTTAGCTCTACTCCACAGAAATACTCTTACCTGTGGCCTGATATCTTTTGCTGTGACTCCTCTGTTCTTGTATGCTGGCACAAAACCCGGATCGACTGTCAACTCCCTCAATATTTGAGGAAAGTATTCATTTACATTAACCTTAGTAGATGTAAGATTGCTCTCATATTTATCTCTAATGTTTATTTTAGAAACTTCTATAATAATAACAACTCCTTCACTTAATGGGTATGCTACCCCACTAGCATAACTGTCATCATCACCATTATTATATCTCTTCTCCTCAATAGTCAGAGCCTCATATGCCCTCTTATTATTACTCTTACCTTTATACTCAAAATCTTTCAAGTCATCAGATGTCATGTCATAGGCTATAAACGTAGCATCTAGAACTAAATCTGAGAATGTTTGATGTCCACTATTTTTAGGAAGTGTATATTTTATGACTTTAACACCACTATCTTCAATCCCTTCTTGATGCCTTTTAGTTGCATCATTAGCTACCTCCTCCTCATCATCTTCAATTGGATCTTCACACTCTGGCATTTCACCCTTAGTCCATAATGCATATCTGTAAGATCCAAAAGTCTGAGCTCTACTCTCACCATCACCATCACCTCTGGTATCAATATGAATAAACCATTTAGCTCCCTTGCCATATAAACCAAATCCTCCAGCTCCTGCATCTAATAATGTTGTAAGTAATGTATCTTGATTCCTAATTGCACATGCTATTACCTTCCATGCCTCTTTTGGTTGAGGCCCTATGAATGCAAAGTCCATGGCTATCCCTTTCACATGAACACCTGATGCTCCTGTATGAGAGATCTCTAAGTTGTATGCTGGAGTTCTCTTTGTGGATGTAACCACTAGAGTATTACCTGCACCTATTTCATCATCTACATAATCCTGTATGATCTGAGCTATCTTAGGTAATCTAGCATCTATAGAGTGAGTATCTGGAACTTTATTGGCAGAGTTAGCCTTCTTCCCATGAAAATTCTCTTCATGGAATCTGGTAGGAGATATTAAATCCCTTACATCCTTAGTTACTTCTATCCAAGTTCTTGCCATTATTATTTTAGTATGATGTCATAAGTGCCTTCAATATAGGCCCTAGAGCAGTATTCATTCCAGAAGTCCCAGCTGAAATATTAAAAATAGCCTCTTTAATACTATCCCAGTCACTCTCCATATTCTTCATCATAGCATCTTTATCTGAAGTGGCTCCTTTAGCCTTCTCCATCAATTTAATGTCCTTAGTTTCAGCTTCCACCCCTAAGCTGCCAAGACTCACATTACCTTTAAGCATTTTAATGATATCTGATTTATTCATAGATCCTCCTGTCATCTGATCCATAAGAATAGCCTTAGAATTCAAATCACCACCTGTCCCCTTCACATAATCCATCATTCCAGCTCCAAATCCTTCAGCTCCAAGTCCCTTCTCCATCTCAGCCTGTAGCTCAAAATAAGACATATTTGGGTTCAACTTCCTAAGAATATCCATTTTTATTGCTTGTACTTCTGGGCCTCCCTGATTTGCAAGACCTCCACTTAAAGATTGTATAGTTGATGCAGCATAGTCATCTCTTTTAAATGCACCACCTAAACCTTCTAATTGACTTCTTACATTCAACCACTCATTACCACCTCCTGTAAACCCAGTCCTAGTGAATTGCTGCTCTTGAAATTGAGCATATGATTGAGCTAACTCATTCATACGAGTCATATCAGTGTTTTTATCGCCAAAGGCTCCTGTACCAAACATTGTAGAGAAGATCCTTTGAGTAGTTTGAGCAGCAGTATCATCTTTATCCAAAACTCTTGTAAGCCTCTCTAAGGTGTTTACTGTTCCCTGCTCCATACCAAGACCTCTTCTTAGAGATAGTCCCTGTATTGTTCTATTATTATCCTCAGTGACTCCTCTGGAGCCTCCATAAGCTCTAGTTCCTGATGTTAGTTGTTGGAAGTATTCCTCTTTACCAAATCCAAGGGATTGAGCTGAAGATCCATCTCCATTATACATCCACTTATTATATAAACCTGATCCCCTACCAGCTCCTGTATATGTAGATAGGAAGTTATTATTCTGACCTGATATAGCTGAGTAGTCTGTTAATCCAACCTCTCTATCTCTACCAGCATCCCATCCACCTTTAAGAAGTTTGAGATAAGATCCTATTGCCACTCCTGCTATTCCTAATGCAGCTAACCCTCCTACACCACCTCTCATTATTCCCATGGCACTTGGGCCACCACCACCACCTTTACCTTTACCTTGGATCTCTCTTAGTTTAAGTTCATGAAGTGCTGACTTTTGGCCTGCTCCACCACCTGTCACTATTTGCTTTAACTGCTCAGTAGTTTGCTGAGACATATCAACATTTGAATCTACAATAGACTCATCACCATCTTTAATGGCTGCTAAAATATCTCTGAGTACAAGGATCCCTTCTTTATCAGATCTGGTATCCTTAGCTAGTTCTTGAAATTTCTTACCGAATTCTTTATCTACATCCTTCTTACCTTCTACTGTAGTAACCTTAGATCTGGCTACATCTCTCTGCTCATACAGCTCATTCTTTCTTTTTTCAGCATCCATCCTATTCATTCTCTGAAGAAGATTGATCTGCTTCTCATAAGCAGCTATAACCTTAGTAGCTGATTGCTCAGTTTTCATGGCACCAGCAATAGACTCTCTAGTTACCTCTTCTGCCTGCTGCTGTACTCTACTTAGCTTCTGAGAAACTTCATCTGTTCTTGCTGAAAATACTACTTCCCTACGTGTGCTGCTCATAGTTTTATATTGTTATACTACCATCATCATTCTTCTTGATATTAGTAATATCTATTTGATCAAATGCCTTATCAATATCATCTTGAGATACCTTACTCACACTTCTCTTAGTCTTGAAGTACTTCCCTCTACCTGCTTCATAAGAAATAGTTGGATCCTTCTTCTTATGCAATTCACCTTCAATTGCATGTCTTATAGCTAAATCCTGACCTAACTCTATCATCATATCAACTGGATTTAAAGATCTATGTAATTCAGAATTAAATGGGATATTATGTTTTTCTCTGTATACTTTATCCAGTGGAAATGTATAACTCCATAAAATAACAAATTCAGAGATGGAAATGTCACCTAACACTCCGTCTCTGAATAATTGCTTCTTACCTTTCCTTTCTTTAAGACTTATCATCCTTCTTCTCTATCAAAGAATCAGTGATGGAACTCCATACTTTAGTTAGGTCTTTTGAATACTTACTATACCATGGGTGAACTGTTTCATGATACCCCTTATATAAGTCAAGTATATCAAATGGATCTAGCTTTGACCAATTATCCACCTTTAGATCTGTTATTACCTCTGGACATAAAGAGCTCAATACTGCTATCATATCCACTATGTCTAGTGACATGACTCCCACCTCATCTAAATTACGGACAATCTGCCCATAATTACCTCTGGTTATTTGTGCCTTCATAGTCTGTATGTCTAACAACTGACCTATATCAGGCTTATTTATGGTATAGGTGTTTCCACCTGCCTCAAAAATACACTCTTTGCTCACTGTACTCATAATTCTCTCTTTTTACGATTATTACTATTTACCCTCCCACTCCTGAAATTAGGATTGGTGTCTTGTATGTGAAATCTTGATTCCTTCCAGCTACCTGCCCTTCAGAAAGATCGATTGACTCTCTCTCCATGAATGCACCTTTAACTGTCAAGTGCTCAACCCACTTCCCAACTCTAAGGCCATTAGGATCCACTGAATCCTCAATCCTTTTAAGAAGTACTATGTCCACACCTTTATTGTCTAAAACAATATTGTCTATGAATTCTCTGATGGAGTCTGTTCTTCTGTTGGTAGCACCCGGGATTCCTGATTCATCATAAGATATCTCATAAAATCCTGCTGTACAAGTTCCACTCCACTGAGTCATTGGTAGCTCTTGAGGTGTTGCCTCTCCAAGACCATAAACAGTCACCCTTCTAAAAGTCTCTGTAACTGTTATATTCTTCATCCTACCTACCACGTTTCCATTAACCTTGATTAATGCTATGGGTGCTGTTAATGATAATGATTCTGCCATTTTTATATAATATTAATTTTTAGCTCAATCCTGATGTGTCATCCAGAATTCTAGCTGTTAAGAAAATCTTATTAACTTCATAATTTGGATTTATTCCAAACTGGATTTTATATGCATCAGAGTCTATCTCTACAGTTACATCACTGGAACTGATGATCAAGTTATCTACTGTATTAGTAGCTTCAACATCCTTCAGGTAGTTAACTACCCAAACTCTGACAGTTTCACTGTCTATTGTGTTTCTATTAGGGCCTGAAACTTGATTTCCAAGTAGGTCTAATATAGCTTGTTTCTTCATTCCAGCCAATAGCTCTCTCATGATTCTCACAAGTGAGATCTGGTGAGTACTTCCATCAGAATTAACAACAAATGTGTTAAGCTGAACTGTATTGACTCCTTGAACAATTGAAAAGAATTCTAGCTCAGGAGCATATTTCGTCATCAAAACTCCTGCATCTAATCCAATAGAAACTTCCTGATCTGTTAATGAATGAGCCTCCCCTGATATTGAAATACCTTTGAATGTTGGAGGTGTCTGAGGATCTAATCCTGCTAAACGACCTGTTACCAGTGCTGCTTTGTACAGTGCATCTTTTAGTCTTAGTGGGTTTACAAGATCACCCGGATTGCTTACATAGCACCCACCATGAACCACAACCACATTCTGAGAGTTATGTGCTGTTGCTGCTGCTACTGATTGAGATGCAAAAGTTCCACTTGTTGCTCCACCACCAATTACATACATTGCTGGATCATTCATCTCAGTATCTAAGTAAGCTGCAATCTTATTAGGATCTACTGAAGTAGCATTACCTGCTTGATCTTCCATTAAGATGAAATTAATATTCACATCTTTAATTGCTGTAAGTGCAGCAGTGACTTGAGCTGTATCATACGCTGATGTACCACCTGAGAATAAGTTATTACCTAAAAGAGTAGTTAAATCTCCTGCTACAATAGCTCCTGTGAATGCTGCTCCTGTTACAATTGTGAAATTGTTGACAAAATCAATATCGTTAACTGCCCAAAGTAGCATACCTTCCACTGTATCTTCCTCACTAGATTGAGCAATTAATGTTGGACTAGTATCTACCTCTGCTATATTGTTGTATGAATTGCCATTACTGTCATTACCTACAAATGAGCCTCTCCAGAACTTCATTATGAATTTAGCTGGATCATTTACACCAGCTGTTAAAGTAATTGCATACCCTTTGGTTAAAAGATCTGTTGCTCCTTCTACACCATTTCCTGAAATACCTTCATTCAATAGTCCAAATTCTAATGTAGGATTTGATGCTATTGCTAGGACTGCAGTTGCAGCCACTGTTGTTAATGCTCTTGTATACACAATATTAGATGCTCCATTTATTTTAGATCCAAAAGGTCTAAATAATGGAACTGCCATATCATACCATTGACCACCACCAATCCACTTCTGGAATTGAGTGATACTGGTGAATGTGTAAAATGAATCTTTCCCTGTTGTTGCTTCTCCAGCAATCCCTGCTCCATTTCCATGAACTGAGAGAGGATCTTTGTCAATAATTAGTACAGTACCACTGTCTAATTCTAATCTAGGATTGTTAACTCCACTTTCTACAGTACCGAATACTCCGGGTTTGTCAACCTTCTTTCCTCCAAATATAAAACTAGTAGCCATTTATTTTGTTTTTTAATATATATATTTGTTAATATAACAAAATTAAATCAATCTTTCCTTACTTCTCTGATATATTTACTGCTTTTATAACAGTAGCTTTGACCAAAATGGCCTTCCACTCAGAGAATAATTTCTTCTCACCTCTATATTTTCTGATCACTGCGACTCTATCCAATGGGTGAATTCCACCATGTAGATCACAAAATCTATCTATAGCACACTCTGTTGTTCTAAAGTAGAAACAACCTCTGGTGTAACCTTTGGAGTAACCTTTGGAGTACTCTCTACTGGAGTTTCTTTTGTTTGCTTTTTAGCCATGTCTTTTTATTTTAATTCTTCTATAGTAAGTGGTATTTTTGGATCAATAGGATCCTCATCATACCCATCCCCTACAGCACCTGATGATAAATCATTTGACCTAGGGAATACAAGGCTACTAAAACTTTCAGTTAAATGGAAGTTAGGAACCACTGCCTCATTAGCACTATCAATAATAATGCTCCTGCTGTAAAAATGCTCTCCAGCAGCAGTATCATTCATCTTTAACTCATGCCCTGAGACATGAGGATTCTGGAACATATCCAGTATCAATGTATCAAAGATAGCTAAAATTCCGTACTTTACCAAGAAATACATCAACTGAACTTCAATCCAATTATCTGATGTGAATATTATTGCTATTCTAGTCTGGTACCTTCTTATTCTTTTCTCATAGAAAGTATTGTCATTAGGATTCTCTGTAGGTATTAAATGGCCATGATTTGTACTTGATACAAATCCACCACCAATCCAATTATCCTTCTCCTGTTCTGATGGAGCTGCTATATGCATTGTAGGAACATTCTCCCTGTCCTTATCATAGTAAGATCTTATAGTCACTTTTCTAGCATTTCCTGCTACTGTATCAGCCTGTCTAGTGATAAATAGATCTACTGCCTGAGCATATAGATCATACTTACCATTATCATATGATAGGCCATTAAACATCTGTCCAATTACAGACTCTGTTTTGGTAGTCCTAGCATCATAATCAGCCTTTATCCCTGCCATGAAATTCTGGAGGATTGTTTGCAATTCTAATTCTTGTATCTTTAATGCCATTATAAACTACTTAAAAAATCATCTATTACTAATTTCATTTTATCTCCCATATCAAAGTTATCCCATGCTTTTTGAGCTAGATTCTTCTCAGAGAATCCCGGGTGAATAAATGCATCTGGATCACTATTAACACTCACCCTTCTAAAATTTACATAACCTCCAGTTGTTTTCTGCATCCCTTCATAAATTGAAGTCCTCTTATTCTTTGGAAGGCTAGATACATCTGTTATTCTTTTTCTTAATGCCTGAGACTTTGGTATATGATACTGCTCTGGTATCTGACCTAATTTTAATTGCCTTCCAGCTAATGCCTTAGTAGTCTCATGGATCACTGTTGGCATTACACTTGCAAAGGCCTGACTCTCTCCCAGTGATGTTGATACTCCAAATCTAAATGGAATTGTCAGCATTGGATCTCCAGACTTGGTATACTTCACCTTATTAGACTGCAGGAATCCTATCTTCATATCAAATGAATCAGCTCCCATCTCAATAGCATTGGCTATCCACTCTACAGGATCTAGATAGGCCACTCCTGTAAATCTACCCCTACTTTCAGTCTGGATAGCTCTCTTGTACATCTCCCTAGTGGATCCTAGGTGCTGATTAGCCTGATTCTCCCACTCCCTTGCATACTCCTGTGTAATAGTTGTTACAGCCAGCTCTCTCAAGTCATCTACTTGAGATGCTGCTAAACTGAACTCTTCAGCTAAGGCTCTGGTATCTATTGTTACAGGTATCATTACTTACAATATAGTGTTTTTTATCATAGTATCTCTCTTACTGGTATGTTATATTAGATCAAGACCACTAGTTTGTTTATTATACTTCTTCAAAAAATAATTCTACAACTGCATGAGCAGTAGTTGAACCACCACCAGTAGAGTGCCATAGAACAGATACAACTTCTCCTGCTAAAATAGTAGTACTTGCTACACCAGTAGCACTATCCCATCTATCATTATAAGTTCTTTGAACCGCTGTTCCTCCTCCTCCATTAGCAGCCTCTTCTAATAATACTGCTTTATTAGTAAAAGTAGCCTGATACCAAGGGTCTCCATTGGGTATTGCATATTTAATAACCCCTAATGATACAACACCATGTGCCTGTACTGCTTGAATTTGCATAGAAACTCCTATTAATTTACAATTAACAAAAGGAACAAAGAAAGAAGTTAAATCGTTTCCATTTACAGAACTTAAAGTTGCACCAAAGCTAGTACTAAGTGCTGTACTACCAAAAGTACCTCCCCTCCATACTCCTGCTCCACCTGTATTTATAACTATATAACTTCTACTACTCCATTGTCTTGGAGCACCACCTACACCGGGACCTCCTTTTTCAGCAATCAAATCCCAATCAGCATGAGTTGGTAATTCTGTTGTACTAGCTACTACACATACATAAGAACTACCATTATATTCTACTGCTTGATTCAATATATAAGTTCCTGCAATATAAGGCCCTTGCCAGCTGATATCCCCATCAGCTCCATCAGCTCCATCATTTCCAGATGGCCCTACAGCTCCACCACTAATTCTTCCTATACTTAATGTTGTTCCATTCTGTACTATGATATTAGTTGAGAGAGAGTGAGTTCTTCTTAGAGTAAAGTCTATTGTATCTCCTGCTGCTAATTGTAGCATTATACCAACAAATATTTGTGCTACTTGATGCTGACTATCCCCTCTAACATAACCTCCTCTAAATACATTAGGTAGTTCTACTCCATTGATTAGTATTTTTACCTCACCTCCATATCTAAGTAGAGTAGTGGTTCCATATAAATCAATATTTGCATTGATTAAATAAACACCATTTGCATTAATGGTTATTTGATTTGCTACTAGAGAATAATCACTATCTTCATGTTCTATAACATTCCATTGTAAAGCAAAGGCTGTTGCACTATCAGCACTTTGTTCAGATGTATTCATATATCGAGCATATTTAAAAGAATCTAATACACTCCATTTAATTTTATTAGGTTGAGCTAAATCAACTTGTAAAACGGATCCATCAGCACCTACAGGCAATCTTTCATCCTCAGTAGCTCCCCTAACAATCATATCTCCAAGAGTTGTAGTTGGAGTAGTGGATCCTGCTACCACATCCAGACTCTCTTCTTCAGATAGTTTTCTGTAATCACCTAAAACTCCTGTAGTGGCTGCTAATTTTTGATATAATGCCCATCCTAGATCTACTGTTGCATCAGTGGTAGCATCTACTACTATGTAGATGTAATTCTCTGTCTGGGATCCTTGAGCTGCTAGTAGAGCTGCAATGGTTGCATAGTTATCAGATATTGCTGGAGATGTTGCTGCTGCTATTAATGCACTTACCTCAGAAAATGTTTGAAATGCTGAATCATTATTGAGTAATGAAATATCATCCCCAGTTTGCATTGGACACTCTTGTTTTAATGAGATCCCATCATTTGATACTATCCATCTATGGACTCTATCATCTACTAATAGATAATATACATCACTTGGATCATAAGGCCCTGCTGGGAGTGCTGTTACTTTATGTTTTGCCATGTTACCATTGTTCTGTTGCCCAATCAGAAGTCAATGTATCCCACTCAGTTCCATCCCATCCTTGGAATAAGCCTGTTGTATTGTTGAATACAATTAATGCTACTGTTGGAGTTAACCCATCTATTTCAGCTTGAGAATATGAGTTAATAGTTATTGTCTGTCCATTAAGTGTTAATCCTACTGTCTCTGCACAAGTAGGAGTAAAACTATTATCAAATAGATATGCCTCATCAATAGATGTCTCATTTATCACATAATGCATTGTTCTAGCTACTGCATGAACAGGGAATGAGTAATGATCTTCCTTTTTTGTTGTATGATGTAAACTCTCTGATGATATTATTGATCTAGGTAGATCTAACACCACAAATACTGGATTATGCTGGTACCTAATTGTAATTGTTAAATTAGTTATCCCATTAAGTGATGGATCCAATGTTAGTATATTACCTCCTATAGATCCATCTGTAGGTAATGTTAATGATATTAATGCTGTAGTTGTTGTGTCAAATCTAAATATAGCCTCTACTGAGATAGGCCTGTACCTTAATCTGGCTCTCATAGTGCCATCATCATAAATTTCTGGCCTTACCACCTCCGTATAAGAAGTTAGTCCCTCAGTGAGCCTAATTTTGTCCATATAACCAAGTTCTACCTCTTGGTATGTTGTGATGGATGCTGTTCCTATATCTTCTTTTGACCAATCCTTAAACTTGGTATCCTTATTCATTGACTGAACTACAGCCTTTGTAGATACTGGATTGTACCATAGCCATCCAGATCCTCCACAATTCCTGCATTCAGGTAATGCTTGAGATCCAACTGATGCACATGGACATACTAATGCCTTCTCTATGACCACTGGGTACCCTTTCTGCTCTACAAGAGTGTCAAAATTCCTCTTCTGGAGAGATCCTTTTGGCTTATTCCTTAGAACTGAAGTAGGAGTCTTAGCAAGTTGTGTTGTATTATCTGTTGGAGTTGGCATAATTTACATTGATCTTATAACCATCCCATCATATTTTAACTTTAATCTTGGTAGAGATAGTTTAAGATCAGCTAAATATCCTGTGATCCTAGCTCCGTAACCTGCATTTGTTGCAGAAGATGTTGTACTAATACTTTGTGATAGTCCATCGATTGATACACTCTCAGATGCTATACCTGCACCTAATATGATATCACCCATCTGATGGAAGATTCCTATTGATGCCAATTTACCAGCTGCATCTGCTAAGTCTGCTGGTAATTTTTGAAATGATGTGCAGTACTTTACCCTCCAGTAGTTAGGAATTGACTTTCCAGCCATCCAGCCTGCTAATGGTAGTATTCCTGCATATACTGCACTTCCTGATCCTGAGACTCCTACTCCACCTGATCCGGGTACCAAATAGAAAGACCTATGAGCTCCTGTTGGATCATTGGTACTCTTTATTGATATCCAGTCTGTAGGATAAGTCAATTGAGTCTGGCCAGCAGCTAGTCCCATCATCTCATGAGCTGCTAATACTGGATAGGATACTGGAAGATAACTCCACTCTGTAAAGTCATCTACATAATAGTGTAGACTCTCCTCTACGATCTGCTTAGATAGCTTGAGGTTCAAATAACCTTCTAACTGCTCTACTGCAGACTCTATATGGAATTCTATACTTTTCTGATCTATTGGGTTCCCACTTTGATCAGTTAATCCTATACCAAAGAAATAGCGACTTACCAATTCTGTTGTAGATATTGGTAAGTCACTTCTCTCAATTGGAAAATTATATGCTACTGTAGGCATCTACATTGATTAAATCAAATTATTATCAACAATAAGGTTTACTAATGTCTCATTTGAGGAATTACCTTTAAATTCCACTTCTCCTTCAGTAAGGATTGCCTTTAGCTCCTTGTTAGAGTGTTTAGATAACACTTCTACTAGATCAGCCTTCTCTTGTTCAGATAATGGATCTGGAGGAGTATCTTCTTCCTCATCTACCTTTCCATTCTGTGGAGGATCTGTAACAGGCTCCTTTATAGCTTCTGGCTCTGGATCTGCATTTGGGTCTATAATTTCTTCATCTACTACTTCAATCTCCTTTACAGGAGTAGTAGTAGGATCTTTTGTCTCTTTACCTACTAGTGTTACTTTACCTTGTGAGTTTAATAAGGCAGCCATCTCATTGGATACATCGGCCTCACATTTATCATCAAAATTTACTGTTCCTAAATTGTTAGTGATTGAAGAATTAGCATCCCAATCTCTGTTTGACTTCACTTTTTGCATTACTTTCTATTTTTGTTAATATTACTATTTTAAAAAAGCCTCCTCTGGTGAAAGAAGAGGCTTTGATTATATATCCCTGTGTGTCTTACTTAGACAATGGTAAATTTACCAATGTTTATAAAACGGATAGTCTTACTTGGTACATACAGGATTGGAGTTCCATATAACAAGATCATAAATCTGTTAATTGGTGCCAAAACTGCCAGATCCATTTTCATCATTGGAGCCAATTGCTTGAATCCAAATATCTCCTTATCAGACTGAAGTAGCATAGCCTCCTCAGTGTTAGGTAAGAATCTGTTATTGTCACGAACTGCTAATGCAGCTGCTCCATCCACTCCTGCTACAAGAGAACCTCTCTTAACATCTGTACCAGCTGCTGGTACAGTCATGATTGGATAGAAATCAGTTGATGCTGCTGCTGCAGATGGATCAACTTCTGAACGATAGATCACATAAGCCTCTGGAGCATATGCTCCACCACCTGATACAAAGATCAAGTCAACTGCCTCAGTAGTTGCTACTGTGATTGTTCCACCCACTTGTACTAATGCACTCTCTCCATATCGATTGATAGCAGATACTGCATAGTAGTAATCTCCTGCTCCATCAGCAAACCTTGTTAAAGGTGCTGCTACTACTGGTGTAGCAGATGTTGGAGTTGGAGTAGCTGGTGCCTTAGCAGAACTTGCAGTTCCACCAATAGCCTTAGATGTTCCTTTCACAGCGAAAATATCATGCTCTAAATCGATTGTTGCGAATCTAGAGAAATACTTAGTCACTGGCTGACCTAGGCCTGTTCCACCCGGATTACCACCACCAGACTGATTGAATCGTCTTTGAGCAAATAGCTGCAAAGAGAAGTCTGTGATGATCTGTGGAGGCCCTATCAAAAGATCTGGATGTGCATAATAGCGAAGTAATGTCTCACATGCATCTTCAACATTAGATTCTTTTAATGCTCCTCCTCTAAGATCTACAACATGATCAGATTCCATATACTGCTCTAATGAAGAGTAGTTATCCATGTTCAAGTGCTGTGCATAGATACCATTCCACTCATCTGAAACTACTGCCTCATCTGCATAGAATAATCCACGATCAGCTTTCTGAAGTAAGTATAACATACCATCAGAAATTTCTTTACGATACAAGTCACCAACTTGGTTCTTCACCAACTGGGCAACATGTGTTACACCTCTTGATACACCCATGTACTTAACTTTTTCAAGTTTACGAGTGTACAGAGAGTTTTCTTCTTCTGGGAGTTCTCCTTCTGACCAAAAACCTCCACGATCTTGACCATAAGATGTTTGTACGTTGAACTCTTCCACAGTACTGTAGGCAGCTTCTTTAGCTACTCTTTTCCAGAATCGAATGTGTGAATCTTTCCATTGCGTTAAACGTAACGCATTGTCTAATGATTCATACTTTAACGCTCCAGCATTTGTCTGGCCAGCAGAAGTGATATCACCACCCTGTACATGTCCAGCTTCCATTGCTTTGGAGAGATCCTGTAACTCTTGAGAACTCATACTAGCATCATTGACATCTTCTTGACCGAAAGAAGCTCCATGTCCTAGTTGGTAATCCCCTAATTTAATTGATAAACTCATTTGTTTTTCTTTTTATATAATCAATACCGAGCTTCAATCGGTTAGTCTAATATTGTGATTCCTTCACTCTTAGCAAATTCTCTAAGTCTTGGAGTTATTATACTTCCAGCCTCTAGAGCCATTAGATCACCTCTAACACCTTCAACTACATTTGATGTAGGATCTTCTGATTTCTGCAAGAATGCATCTGTCAACTTAGTTGCTAGAATATTTTTTTGCTTAGACACTGAATAAACAGTCCCACCTAAAACATCAGCTTCATCTCCTTTGATGATCTCACCCGGCTTGGCAAGATACTCACTTGTAGTTACTGTCCTTGCCTCTAGTGGAGCACCCTTTAATGCTTCTATCTCATCAGATAATCCTTTAATAAGAACTCCAACTGCTTGGAATTTCTCATCACTGGCTGTCTTATTCTTTTCTAAATGACCTGAGATCATTGTAGAAAGTCCTTTAATCAGGCTATCCTGATCTGTTGGCTCTACAACTTCCTCTTCAGTAGTTGCAGCTGTCTCAACTTCTTCTTCTTCTTCAACTTCTTCTTCTTCTTCAACTTCTTCTTCAACCTCTTCTACAACTTCTACAACTTCTTCTGTAGATAACGCTGTAATAGCTGCTAAACTTTTTTCTAGCTCAGATTTTCTCTCAGCAATTTCTTCTGGAGACATCTCTGACAATTCCTTGCCACTGGCCATCTCAACAACTTCTTCTGTAGCATCATCCTCAACTACCTCAGTAGTTTGAGCCTTAACCACAGACAAAGCCTCTAATGCAGAATTGAAATCCTCATCTGATACTTTTTTTTCTGTGCCTGTATTTTCTGTTTGCATCTTTATTTTTTTGAAATTTAATACATAATTATAAACACTATCAGCTTGCTTCTGAGTAGTGCCTTTATATCGATTAAGTAGTAAATTAGTGAATTCAGACTTACTAAACAACTTCTCTTCCGATTTTTTTTCTTTTTTTGTCTTAGAATAAGTCCCATTATCACACTTATGTATGTAACCAGCCTTCTCTAATTCATCTTTATCCTTGAATTCCTTACCATCATCACTCTTGTAAATCTCTGATTTAGTGTCAGTTTCAAGATCCTCTGGGATAAGTGCATCTGTTGATTCAGTGTCTGCTGCCTTCTGGATGATCCTACCATCTGTCCCTACTTTGAAGTCACCTAATGCATCAAAGTCTATGAGTTCACCTAATTTGAGACTCTTAGCTATCTCTGTAGTAGTTCCTAAGTTAATTGGATGAGGAGTGATTGCTAGATCAGTGATCATAGCTCTCTTGATTTTTTTCTTATCATTTGGATCAGTCTCTAGTACCTTACCTTCTATAGAAAGACCTAGGCTTAATCCATTTTCTTGCATGGCCTTTGATAGAGCATAAACTTCCTCAGCCATCTTATGTCCTTTAAATAGATAGTAATCTACTTCTAGATTCCCCTCCTTATTTACTCCAGCAGATGTAGGCTTCCCTATAATGGACATGGGATTCTTCTTCCATTCATGATTCCAGTTGATCAGGCCATTCTTTAAGAAGTAGGCTAGTTCAAATCCTGATGGATCCAATGTATCACCCTGAGTATCCTTTTTAGGAGTAGAGGCTACACCCTTCATGAGCATAGTCCCATTCTTGCCTTCTCCTTTGGCCTTTATGAGGTCTATTCTTGTATTATAGCTGAATGTTCTTTCCATTATAAATTTTAATATTTATGAATTAAGCAGGCTACTCCAACAACCTCTACTGTTATATTTGCATCTGCATGAATTCTAATTTCACCCGGATTATCTAATGTCAATTCATTACCCATATATATAGCAGCTGTAGCTGACAATTCATAAGTACCTGTACTTTTATAGCTCTCCCTAATTAAATGAACCTCATATTCTGAGACTCCAATTCCAAGAAATGCAGCTAAATGAACATCAGTGAAATTACTTAGTGTTGTTACTATAACACTGACTCTAATTGTAATATGATCACCTAGGCTAAGTTGAGAGAAATCAAACTGATCATTATCAACATCCCATACATCAGTAACCCCTATTGGAGGATAGAGCTTATTTGTATATTCTCCTTCTCCATCAATTGTTATCTTATGATCTGATCCATTCCCTGTTACTGCTATTGGAGTTGTTTGAGTTGCTAGATCATTATAATCTAGAGTCCCAATTTCTCTACCTCCAACACCTTCTTGAACAGCAACCTGCTCCCAGAGATATTTACCTTCTTCAATTAACTGATTTGCCATGTCACCAGTTCCATGAATGTGAGATGATGTATCTTCCACCCATTTCTTGATTCTTTGAGATAATTCAGTTGTAATTGGCATTATTATAAGGTATTAATACTAGGGACACCCGAAGATATCCCTAGAATTCTTTTTAACTAAAGGTAGCTATTATGCTCCCTGAGCCCAGATTCCTGTAGAGGAAAGGATAATCCATGCACTAGTCCCAGTTACACCAGTTCCTATAAGAACTGCTGAATCCCCAAGTAAGGCTGTTGCTTTAGTAAGGATGAAATCTTTATCAACTGTACCATCCATTTGAACAACTGTAGCTGCTAATGTGACAGTACCTGCTATACCATCAGCTGCATCTGGACTGATTGTTATGATGTTGTTACCATCTGCTCCTACATTACCAACTCTCACCAATAGACCTGCTACTGTTGGAGGTAAGGTGATTGTTTTAGCATCAGTTCCCATAGTGATCAACTTGTTATGATCAGCTACTGTTACTGTATAATCATCAACTAAGGCTATAATGCCTTGAGGAGAATCCACCTGTCCTGCTGCTGCTATTGCAGCTGATGTGTCACCTACTGGCAACATAGCCTCTAATACTGTTGCTATTTCTTCGCTAATTGCATCTGTTCCTCCTGAATTGGAGACAATTTTATAAAATGCATCTAGTAATTTCTGTGTGTTTGCTGCTATAGCCATATCTAATTTTTATTTAATTTTGTTTTTAATATCCTGCAAAAGTTCCTGTTGAATCTCCATCAGAGAAGATAACTGTAAAACTACCATCAGCCTCTGTGACATCTAATATGTTTGCTACAGATCCTGCTTCATCTATATTTAATGGAACTCCCATTTTATTTAATTGATCAATCCCAGTCCCTTTAATATCATAGATACAAGAGATTGCTCCACTGCCTAAATTGGCAGCTAGATCAGCTACTGAGTCTCTTATGTCAGCTACGATTTGGACATCTATCAATGTATATCCTCCACCTGCTGCACGTTGTAATGTTATTGTTTTCATAGTTAAAATTTTAAAACACCAAAAGAGGCTCAATGGCCTCCCCATTCACTCTCTTCAATCTCACAATTAAAGTAATATAATAAAAAACTATCTAACTATGTTACTTTTTCAATAATTCTTTACCAACTTTTTCTAATATAGCCTCAGTATTGAATTTTTTATTCTGAGATTCTACTGTGATTTCTAGTTTTTTTACTAAACTTCCTGCATCTACTATAATAGACTTTAAGTTAGATATCTCATCATCTCTCTCCTCTAACCTTCTAATGATTCTCTCTATACCATTAGCTAGATGTTGTTTTTGAAGTGAGAGATCTAAGATCTCACCTTCCAATTGCTTAATTCTTCTCTTCTTGGCTCCAAAGAACCCAATGACTCTATTTATCATACGCTTATTTTTTTATCTCCTATTGTTATTTCTACCTTACTCTTTCTGGCCACTTTTGGCTTATATTTATCTGTTAGTTTGAAGTCATTACCATTCCACTCCCACTCTCCTGCAGTTAATGCTGTCCTAGTCATTCCAAATGGAGGCCTCTGTAATGTACATCTGCACCATGGATGAACTGGCCCTATTACTGGCAGCCAATTACCTACCTTCTTACCTACATTGGTGCCATTAGCTTTCAATTCTGCTAATGTGAATAGTTTAGGTTCTGATCCTACACCTCCTGTAAGAAGTAATCTTGTACAGTGATGGCACGCTCCAGCATACACATCTTTATAAACCAGTGCCTGATCTCCACCTTCCCTCATCATATTCATGGATCTACCTTCATCAAATGCTGTATGAAGTACAAAGTCAGCTATTCTTCCTAGATCTCTATGCCACTTCCCAGTTCTATGACCTATATCAGATACTACTGCATTGACATATTTCCTATCTTCTATGGCCTTCTTAGCTGCATCGATCACTAGAGTTGAGTGAGTAACTGTATGTTTTATCTTATCTGCATTCACCAGAGCATTCCTGACATCACCTTTGATGTTCATAGCTGTCCTCCTTAACTCTCCTGCCATTTGAATATTTAACGATTGTAGAGCTGATTTCTGGAGCTTATTTAAAGGAAAGACCTTACCAGTCTCTATATGGTTCTTTAGTGCAGCAAATGTCATCCCTTTAGCCACAGAATCCCCTAATGCATCTGATAGGATGCCAAATCTGAATGCCTGATTAACATTGTATGAAGTTCTCTTGATCTGAGCTAAATTTACACCAGCATTTGACAATGTAGCCTTCTCACCTTCTGTTAGAAAATCAGATCCTACATGATGTGCCATAAAAGTCAGAGAGTACTTATCAATGACTCCTAACAACTCCTCTATCTGTTGTGGTGTTAATTTCATTACAGAAATCTACGCTTACTATTCCAAGTAGTCCCTTTAGCCTTATTCATATGCTGCAGAGATGATCTCTTATTATTCTGATCCTTTTTTACTGCTCCTGTTATTGTATTCATAGCTTAATTTTATTAGCCTAGCAATATAGTGAAAGATTGTTGTATATCCAAATTGTCACCCCACTTTAATGATTTTATGATATGCTTGTTCTCTGATAGGAACTTCTCAACCAGTGGTTTAATTTCATCATTGAATGTTTTAGCACTTGCATAATTTGGAGCACTCACATATGGGACTCCATCTTTATCCCCACCTCTGATGGCTCCACCACCTCTGGTATTGTGTGCATGATATTGTTCTAATGCTCTTGCAAAACACTCCTTGGTAGAGTTGGTATACTTACTATTTGACTTAGCATTCATACCTCTTCTGAATGCTATAGCTAATTGCCCTGCTGTAGATTCAAAATTATCACTGGCATAATTAGATCCCTCTCCTGTTGCATCATCTAAAAAGTGTGCTACTTCATGCCCAAATGTAAAATTGAGCTGATCATCACCAAGTTTATTTGTTACCCCTATAGCCTTGAAGGAAGGATAATAAACTCCTATAGCAGTTTTAGCATACATATATGTAGTTCCTGCATGTGATATTGTAAGGTCATTTTTGTTGGCCAATTCCTTTAGTGTACCAAATGATCCCTGTACATCTCCCCATGCAGACTTCAACTGTTCAACTTGAGCTGGCTGGATCTTAGATCCATTCTGCCTCTTAATCATTATACCACTATCTTTCTTCAACATATCATCTCTTCCTGACTTACCATAAGATGTTTCTAGAGCCTTAGTTCTGATCTCTGAAACTTCTTCTCTCCTGATAGAAATATCATTGATCTTCCAGTCTAACATCTCTCTATAGTTACTCCATGAGCTCCATGCATCTGCATGTGCATATGAAGTACCATAACTATGCTGTCCTCTCCTGAGAATCTCACCCTTTTTAGTTTTTCTCTTAGCATTTGGATCCACAAATCTCTCATACATTGAGTGAAATGAGCTTGCCATGTGCCTATCATCAAATTTAGCCTTTAATCTTTTCAGACCATGCTTTTTAATTGGCTTATATAATTTTTCACGTTCTTTCCATGGCATTGCATCCCACTGTTCTTTTGTGATTTGCTTCTTTACTTTTGCTGGAATTGAATGATATAGATTCTTTTGATCCATATACCTCTGCCTAGTTGACTCTGGAAGTCCTTCCCAGTGATCTAGTGATCTTTTATTCTTCCTATCTCTGTCAGCTATCATTTGCCCTTTCTCCATAGTCTCATACCAGTTCTGAGTTAGAACTAGCTGATCTAATGTCAATGCTACATACCCTATTTCCTTTGGATCATACTCCCCTTTCTTCTGGCCATACCCTGCCTTATCTGGCATAGATTCTTCACTATATCCATTGGCAGCAATCATATATTTATTTGGGCCTACTCTAATTGAATCAAATATAAACCCTTTTCTTCTGAATGCATCTGTATCTATATCTGGAATGAAATTTGGCCTTTCCATATCTAGAATAGTTTTCTCATCATATAGAATGTTATCTGCAGTGTCAATTCCTGAGAAATCTGGCACATGATCATGCTTAGTGCCAATTGCATCAGTAACTTCTATAATTGTACCTCCATTGGCTGTAGCTAATGCAGCATTCTTTTGATGAATGATCTGAAGATCTAGTTTCCTAGTTTTCATCCTATTCTCCATTCTATTACTACTATACTCTGACCTTTTAGAGAAATCTTTAGATTCTCTCTCTAAATTACTTAACCTATCGATCTTACTCTGATACTCATCTCTCTCCTTGATCATTGCAGCTAATTTTGACTGCTCCTTCTTAGCCATCTTACCCTTAACTGTTTTGAATGCCTGCTTGAAATCATTAATTTCCTCCTCAGATAGATTTGCAATAGTCTCCTCTGCTGCTTTTTTGGCTGCAGCCATAGTTTCTGCCTGCTTTTTATCTTCTGCCTTCCTATTAGCATTTGCCTCTTCCCTTGCTTTTTTCTGTGCCTGTAGTTCCTTTAGCTGCTTATCAATACTTTCTTTAGTGGCTCCAGCCATCCCTAATTTCTTAGCTGCCTCTTCACGTTCACGTTTTTTCTTTGCCTCTGGAGTTTCCTCTGGTTTATTCTTTTTTAATGCCTCTGAGATCTTTCTTTTAGTCTCCTCTGACATTGCCTGTCTTTTCTTGTTATATGAATCCTTCAGATCTGGATATGTAGATAGAACACTATCCTTCATCTTCTCCCCATTATTCACAGCTTTACTCACAGCCTGATAGTGAGCATATACTAGCTTTCTGATGAGCTGCTTCTTAGTTAATCCCTCAGTTGATACAGTAGGCTTCCCAGATGAAGATCCTCCACTAGAAGTACTCCCTGTACTTTTTGGCTCTTTGTTGATTGATGCAATGGCTGTATCTATCTCTGCCTGATCTATACCATGCATAGACATATATTCACTTAGAGAATAATTGTGAAGATTCTCAATTGGTTTTATTCCAAATAATTGCTTTCTAGATGGGACTCTATTGCTCTCATTTGTGTTATTTAGAATTTCAGATATCTTTTTATTGTTTGTTTCAGCTGGCACATCCATTACCTTCTCATCTACTCCATTCAGATCACCCTCTGCAGTCTTTACATTATACCTAGCTCCATTTTTATCTGGAATAACCTCTGATATCTTACCCTTCTCTCCTCCAACATCTACACTTGTACCTACTGGAAGTGCATTCTTTTGACTTATAATCTCATCTGCCTTATCTGGATCCTTCTGTAATGATGCAATTCCACCTAATACTTGACTTAAAAACTTAACAGGGAATACCCATCCTTTGAGCTTTCCGTTGAAGGATCCTACACCAACCTCTTTCTTAATAGTTTGGAATGTGGTTTTATTTGCATATGTGTCCCCAGTTATCAGAACTGCCTTATCTGAATATCTCTCCACATTCATTCCAGCAACATCCTCAGCAATTAGATCACCAACTGGCACATTCTTAGATAGTCCCTGCTTAGAAGTCTCATCACCCTCTCTTACCCATACAGTAGTTTGATGTACTTTACCATTTCTAGTAACCCACACTCTCTTTTGGACTAATCCGGGTTTGAATCCCTTCTCAATACCTAGTGCCTCAAATGCTGTACCTTTATCCATTGACTTGCTTATATTTTTATCTCCTGCATTTCTATAAAGTCTATCTATAGCCTCCTGCTTATTATACCCCAAAAAGGAATTATGCCCATATGTATGTGTACTTTTCACAGCCTCTCCCCAGAACCCTTTACTATCCTTCTTCACCTCTATCCACTCAGACTCTCCATCTGTTTCTAACCTTTGGATATATTTATCTTTACCCTTGATGCTTATCCCATATACAGGCATTTCCATATCTGGCCTGTCCACTATGGTAGCTTTACCTTCAGTAAGAAGTTTCTTTTTAGATGCACTTTTCTTCTCTGGAACCCAGCCTTTAGCTGTTTTAACTACAGGAGAGCCTCCATGAGTTCTTTTGGTTCCTATTGGAAGTGCCTTCCCTCCCTTTAATATATTAAATGCATCATTCTCATCCATTACCAAGTTTTATATGCTGTTAATTCATACCTCCCTGAATCCATTCTGTAGATTGCTACATGAATATTTCTATTCATTGCCTTACCACTCTTACTTTTGACTGGCTTACCATCTTTCAATAATGGAAGAGTAGCACTCTTAGTAGTTCCATAAGAAACACCACCACTACCATACTGTAAATTTAATGCATCTTCATCTACTGTAAACCCATGCTTCTTAGCCTCAGTTCTAACCTGATCTAATGCTCCTGATAGAGTCTCAAAGTAGGTATCACTGCTCTTAAATGATGATTTTTTAGCTGGTTTAGCTACTGCTTTTGCTGGATATGACTTCGCTGCTGGATCCTTAGCTTTTGGAGCTGTCTCCTTAGACAATATAGCTGAGAATGTAACTTTATTATTCCCCTTATATGCTGAAGTCTCTAAATTTATAGATCCACCACCAACATAAATTGTTTTCATTGATGTTTTATTACCACCACTTCTATCAACTCCATGTTCTTTATAGAAATTTTTGACTTTATCTATCATACCACTAGGCAGATCTCCACTAAAAGTATACCTTGTATGATCATCGTTATACTCTTTTTTAGAATTTTTCAATAACCATGATACTTGATTATTTCCCTTAACTTCTTTCTCAGTTAAAGATACCTTCTTTCCATCATGGTATCTTTCTAACTCTTTGGGAGGCTTCCCTACCTTAAACATATGATTAATATCCTCCTGAGTAGAGTGAACATAACCCTTCCCACCTAATGGATTTGCATTAACAAAATGAGTTTTACCTCCTTTTGATTTTTCTTTAGCTACATTAGTAACTGCCTCTTTAGAATGGAGATCTTTATCAGATAAATTCTTCCCAAGAGTTGCTGCTTTAGGAGCTTCTTTCTTCTCTCTATTAGCAATATATTCATTATATGCTTTAAGTCTTATCTCATTTTGAGCTATATCATATTTATTACCTGTCTCTTTGTTATATGCGAGATTCCTCTTTACAATCTCTCTTATAGCCTTAGCATCCTTGATGCTATCATCTTTATGTCTATATTCAATACCTTGAAGTGTTATTCTATGGTTCTTTTCATCCTGAGACTCCTCTTTCTTACTAGCTCCAGCTACTTTTGCAGACTTAGCATTACTTCTAACCATAGATTCTCCAAACTTTTCAGCTGCAGATCTAGTTCTTTTCTCCTCCTGCACATTCCCATCTTTATCTATAACCTGATAGATTGTCTTACTACCAACTTTTCTTTCATTGATTGTGAATCCATCTCCACCTTTCTTACCCTTCTTTTCTGGAACCCACCCCTTAGCAGTTTTTTCAACATGGACTCCACCATGTACTCTTTTGGTACCTATAGGTAAGGCCTTGCCTCCCTTAATTATCATATCTGCCTCAGCTAGATTATGTAACTCTGCTATGTTTAATTCTTTACTCATGGCTTTTTTATTAAATCATCAAATTTACCAAATCTACCTATATAAGAAACAACTGACTTTTGTGTTTCATGAGATGCTCTAGCAGCAAAGGTAGTTACATTTTTTCTGGTGAATGTCTGCATATTATTTTTAGCCTTAAATTCCTCAGTTCCATTTGGAGTAGCTAAATCTATGACTCTATACCCTGTATAAGTATCCCCATTTTTTGAAACAATCTTAACAGCACCTGAAAATCCATTAGTCATATCAACTAAGGCTACAACTCCTCCTACTTTTAAGGAATTCAGATTGTTGATTATACTATCTTGCCTATCTCTCTTATTAGCTAATGATATACCTTTTAAATTAGATCCAATATTGACTCCAACTGTAGGACTCTTATCTTTTACCCCAATATTTTTACCACTCTTATCTTTTATAAATCTACCCTCCATAGCATCTATTTTAGACTGAGCATTTTTATGTTCTGTAGATCCATGCTTCATCCTATTTCTAGATTCCTTCATCTTATTTATATCCTTAGTATGAGCTAATACACCTGCTGCCTCTGGAGTTTTTTCACCTTGACGTTTACCTGAGTATTTCTTCTCTGGCACCCATCCCTTAGCTGTCTTTTCAACTGGTACTCCACCATGCATCCTCTTGGTTCCAATTGGAAGAGCTTTACCACCTTTGATGATCATATTGATCTCAGCTTGGTTATGTAGTTCTGCTACTTCAAGAGCCTTCTTTAGATCATTATTACCATCTAACATTGCATGTATGGCCTTAGTGCTATTTGGGAGTTTCTTACCAGTGATACTTTCATAAATATCCTTAGTGAATTTCTGATCATATCTTAATCTAGACTTCAGGTAAGGTAGATCATTCTTCTTGATAGCCTCTGCCATCTTATCAAAACTTTGCTTAGATAGTGCCTTCTGGCCACCTCTAACAATTTCTTCTACCTTTTCTTTTGTGTATTGCTTGGCACCTTCATCACCTTTACCCATAGCTCTCTCCCAGTTACCAATTTGAGTCTTAACTAGATCATTAGTCCCAAAGTAATCTTTCTTATCATACTTATCAAAGATAGCATTAAATTTAGCCTCTGGAGAATCTTTTGGAGTATCTTTCTGGTGCTGCTCTACAGCATCTCTAATACCCATGGAGATATCCTCTTCCATAATCTTCACTACAGCATCTTTGTTATCCATGAAATATTTAACCTGCTCTTCAGAAGGTTTCATGTCATTCATTGCATCAAGAGATCTTTGTTTCTTTGATATCATGCCATCAGTAACACTCTTATGGCCACTCTCTGCTAATGCTGCTTTGGCCTCCTCTGTGGTATGCTTATGCCCTACTGGATTCTTACCAAACATCTCCTCATATGTTTTCTGGCTCTTACCATACTTAGCTGCTGATTTCTTTTTTTCAGCTGCTTTCCTATGATTAAACAGCTCCTTTGATGTATCATTTACCTCCTTTACAGTTTTTGGATCTGCCTTCCCTGTAGATGCTACATCTTTCTTATGTTTAGCCATTGCATTATCATGAGCTTCCTTTTTAGCATCTCCTTCAAGATCATTCAATACCTTTTTTAAACTAGATAAGTGCTGTTCATCTCTAGCATTGGTGACATTGCCCTGCTTCTTAATTCTATCTTCAAATATTTTTATTGCCTCCTTTATTTTATCCACATCCATCTTACCATCATCCTTCTTAGCTGGTTCCTTCTTAGCTGATTCCTTCTTCTCTAGTTCCTCCTTCTCTGGATCAGGCTTACCACCTAAATCATCAAATGATGCACCTTCTTTTGATGCATCCTCATGAGAGGCCTTAACCATTTTATTCACCACATCTTGAGGTACCATATGCTGTGCTGCTGGCTCTAATGATTGGAATATCTCATATGCTTTTTTGGGATCTGCCTCCATGATCTCCTTCATGTGAGTAAGTTGAGCTAAATCATGCTTACTTGCTGGCTCTACCTGCCCACCTTTACCTCCTGCTGGAGCTGCTGCTGTTGGAGTTGGAGCACCTTCTTTACCTGCACCCTTCTTACCAGATGAAACTTCCTTCCATTCACCTGCAGTTTTCTTATACTTCTTACCATTTTTGTAAGTATGTATTGTTCCCTCTGGAGCTCCACCCGGGAAGTGAGTCCCACCAGTGGCACCTTTAAGGATCTCTGCTCCTATACCTAATCTATTATTCTGAATAGCATCTATTACTTGTTTCATCTGTTACTTCTTAACTTTGTTTTCAATTCTTTTTTAAAATCAACTAGAGCTACATACATAATGCTCTTAAAACTATCCTTGAAGTCATCCTCATATTTGAATATAACAGGATATCTTGGTAGATCCCTGTACTTCTTGGTTAATGTCCCATCCTTCTTTTTGACTTTATCTTTACTCACACTATTTATTAATTATCAAATATAGTAATTATACATTTGTCTTGCAAGTGGATTGTAAAAATACTTTTAAAACTATTGTGTTACTAAGTATAATACTCCTGCTGCACCTACTACTACAGCTCCACCTACTATCCACTTCTTCCTTCTTTCCTTCCTTAATTGCTTAGATACCAACTCTAAGTCACTATCTAATGATCCATTTATCTTCCTCAGCCTTATAATCTCTTCATCTCTCTCATTTAGAGCTGAATTTAATAAGAATACCTGAGACTTATATATGTCTAGAGCATCCTTGAAATTGGTTATCAGCATATCATTATTCTCTAGAGTACGCTTGGCATACTTTAACTCAACCCTTTCCTTAGCCAACTGCATCCCTTTCCACTGGAACATAACTGTTAGAGTGGAATCTACTCTAAACTCCTCCCAAACAGTGTCCTTAGTTGCTCCCTCTGGCTGAGAGTACCCTAAGATACTCACTAGGATCAGTATTGATAGCATTAATTTCTTCATCTTTCTTCTTTTTTACATGTGTTTTCCACTTATTATAGTCTGAAATTGATTTATTTACTATAGAATCAGCTCTATGGCTGGCCTCAGTGTATAACCTATAAATTGAATCACCTCTTTTGCTTATAGAATCCATTTCATGCATCCAAATCTCTCTCTGATTAGCATGCTCCTTCAATAGATCCTTTGTTGGATCAGGGCCAAAGAATATAGCAATTCCAAACCCTATCACAAGTGACAGAATCATGGTTATAAGAGTGCTCTTATTGTTACCTACAAATACTTTTATGCCTTCTTTATTCATCATCTAGAGCTAATTTATTAAATAATTGCATAGCATCCTTCATCATTGGATTACCTTGATACTTCTGTAAGGTAGTTTCTAGAGCTTTCTGGAACCCTTCTTCATCTGGAGCACCTTCATCACCATCTCCACCATCATCCACTCCTATATCATCCCATTCAGCAGCTGCATCTGTAGACTCTTCCTGCTGGCCTGCCATAGCATCACCTTGGTTCTTAGATAGCCATATTTGATTCATGATCATATCATCATCATCAATCTTATCTGCAAGTCCTCTCTTTCTTCTGACTTCTTTAAGTCCCATGAATGAACCTGCTGCTTTAATGTCCTTATCTAGTTCCTTATCTTCTGACTCTATATCCAATCCTACAAATCTGAATCTGAAAGTTGAATCTATCTGCCAGATGATCCATTTGTTGATCCAGCTTTCAATAGCCTTCAATAATGGATACAACCCTTTATCTCTGGAGAATTTCATCTTAGCTTCAGTCTCCTGTCCTGAGCTGCTATTTATACCTCCACCTTTATTGAATTCTATTCCAATTTCCTCTGGAGCTATTTTATATAATGCACAAATGATCTTGATCAGGTATTCCTGCCACTCATTAAACTGCATATCTGCATTGTTCTTATGTAGATCTATCCACTCAACACCTTCACCCTCTAATACAGGTATCTTGTGAGCATTCTTTGTGCCTACAACCATAGATCTCCACTCCTGCCTTAGCTCTGCTATCCTGTTTCTATTAAGTCCCTTAGATACCTTTAAAATACCTTTTGGATTTGAACCTTGAGTAAAAAACTTACCATTATACTGATCAGTATTTAACTGCCATGTAATGATATTTATAAGATCTTCTAATTCTGACTTACCATATCCATTCTGGTAGATATCTGTTCTGGCATTTCTGACACCATACATAATCTCCCATGGATAGTAGTCACTTACTATCTTACCATCTACTACCTGCACATGAGAAGGATAATATCCCTTTATCTCTTTTGGCTTGGCTCCAGTTCTAGCTTCATAGTTACCAGACTTATCTATATGAGCTTGATAAATAGTTCCTGCATCAACTGCAAAGTATCTTGAAGGATCTCCTCCTCTATTAGGCACTATTTCAGCTGTAGCTGCATCCAATGTAAGGGAATCCTCAACTATCTTTCTTAGAAAAACAGTAAATGTGTCTGACCCCCATAAAGTTTCACCTTCTTTCTTATCCCCTCCATTGAGAAGGAAATTAGTTAAATATTTGACCTGCTTCTTATCCTTTAGTGACATCTTAGGCTCTTCATCTGTATAGAAGTCAGTTGGCTTCTTCTCAATGACAAACCCCATATCATACTTCCCCTTTCTAGGAGATGAAAAATTTTCTATTTGTGATTGTCTTGTTGTTATTATAGCTCTAACCACTGTAGTAGAACCCATCTTTCTAAGGAATCCGGGTGACAGTTGAGCTCTCTTAGTCTTAAATCCATGCTGAGAATACTGATTCAGATATGGATCTGACATAATAGTAACCCCACCCTCCTTATTCCTAGCATCTTCATCTAAGATCTCCTCTAGGAATGACTGAGCTTTAATAAGTGTTTTAGGATCATTTGATGACAATGCCTTCTCTAAGAGCATGTTTTTCTCTACCTCTAGCAGCTGCTTCTCCAGACCTATTTCTTCAAGTCTGTCTGTTGGCTCAACTGTTGAAGTACTCTCATAATTTCGGTCAAGTGGTTGCACCTGCACCCCATCTCCAGTGGAGCTGGTAATATAGTTATAAGTGTACTGCATTTAACTTTAATTTAAGTCCTCATCCTCATCTTCAATAGCAAATTCATCTGCATCTCTAACAAATAGAACTACAGTTTCATCTCCTTTGATGACTTCAACTCTTTTCAAAGATTCAATTTCAGATAAGATCATAGCTGTATCTTCACCTTTCTCAAGTGCATCAGCCTTAAACTTCTCAATTGATCCTTGATCAAATATGTCATAGCCTACACTATATTTCTCATTGAACTGCTCTTGAGTCATCCCTTTTAAGATGACTTCATCAGCATTTGAGAATCGACTAATCAAAGTAGATCTTTCTGCTGCTCTTTTAGATTGTATTTCTGATCTAATATCCATTATACTAATAATTTTAACATTTGTCCTGACAATTCCACTTCAGATTTATCTCCAAGTGAATTAATTATACCATCAATGAACAGCTTATCAGCTGACTTACTAATGTAAGAGCTAACACAGTTATTATATTCATTCATGTATTTTTTTATATCTGCAGATTTCTCAACCTGAACATCTCCCATTTTAGTTAGATCTGAAGATCCATAGTCTCCACCCATTGTAACTGGCTCATCATAAGATTTGATTTCTCTCTCTTTACCATACTTCTGCTCATAAGTGAACATATTGGGTAAATATGGAAATGCCTCTTTCCTCAATCCTTGTAGAGTGTATGAAGAAGGTGCCTTCATTGGAATGTCATTACATCCAAAAGACTTTATCATAGATAGAGCAATAGCCATCTTTGATTTCAACTCTTGACAATGAGATTCTAATGATATCCCTACCTTGGCCAGTAATACTTTGAGCTCCTTACCATTCTTCTTGATCTCAAATCCTTTACCATAAGTGAAGTCATCTATTATCCCCTTAGATAGATCTAAATCCTTAGAGGATCTTATAGCCTTCTCTAACTTTACTAAATTTATTTCTTTTGCTTCCATTTTTTATTGACTAAATATGTCTAATGATTACAATATAAGGAAAATTTATTTCTATATAAACAAAAAGGCCTTAAATTAATTAAGGCCTTTTCGCATTGCGTAAAAAGAGAATAGAGATTGTGATTAATATCACATAGAAGTAATATACGTCTATTATTCTATACTCCAACTACTAGACCTACTTTTTTTCTTTATTTTCTATAAAGTTTTTTCTGGAGGCCTCCCTTAGCTGCAAATGCTTCTTTGTAACTGGGATTTTATCTCCTACTTTTAGGTTCATTTTCTTCAACTGGCCAGTGATATCCATCTCAACATCAATCTCATCTATCACCATCTCTTGATCAGCTGGCTCCTCTGGCTGTGCTGGCTGTGCTAATGCATTTGATATAGATGATTGTAATACACCTACAGCTGCAAAGAAGTCAATCTCCTTCTGAGTCCTTGTAAGAATCAGAGTCTTAACCTGATTGTTCTTCAGTTTGTCAACTACAATCCTGTAATCAACCTCTTCTGGGATAGGGATCTCTGAGATACTTATATTATTTAGATCCACAATCTCCTGTTTTTCTTTTGCACCCTCTACAGCTTCTGTAGCTTTAATGGCATCTTTTTTCTCGTCTTTTACTACTTCCATTTTTACATTTTAGATTATTTATTATTTTTATGCTCCAAATATAGTGATTATATAGATACCAAAAAAATATTCATAGAACTATTAATCCTCTGGCATGATCTCATTCTCCTCATCCTTTGGTAAATTATAGTCTCCATTCTCACTAAAATCTGATTCATCATACCCTCCTCTATATTGATCACCCCTCCTATTATTATCTTTCCAGTCATCATTTCTGGTGCCTCCTTCTATAACATATAATAGCCTATCTACTTTCTTTCTTATCCAGTCAGCCATCAACTTAATAGAATATGATACTGCATCAAATTCTGTTAACTCCTGTCCTGTTCTTATTGAATATAGATTACCTAGTGTAGAGTACCCCTCATGCAGTGATAGGATCATTAGTCCCCAATTAAGCATCTTTACTGCATCATCTGTAAATAGTGAATATATTGTTGCTAATATAACTGGAAAGATCAGCATAACGAACTTAGAGGCTACCCTTCTAAGTCCTGTTTTGCTGTCTGGCCTTCTCATAGTTGGAACCACTATTGACTTTACAATACCTGTAATAATATCAAATGTCCACAGTAGTAGAAATACCCCTAGGAATTTAACATTTACCCCATAATCTGCTAACCAATATAACATAGATGCACCAAAGTAAGGTGCTGATTTTAATAGTCCAGTAAAACTCATGTCTATTTTTAGTATTCTATCAAGCATTATCAATTGATTTATGCGGTTTTTATTTATCCTATCTTTCTAATTATAAAGTCTAATTCACTCTCTCCACCTGTTGTATCCTCAAGTCCATTAAGATCTGCCAATACTTCCTGCCCTGCTGCTACTAGAGCATCTCTAATAGCTTTTCCTTGATATGGGCTATGTTCCTGATCAAATAAAATACAATCATCCACAACTAACTCCAATGAACTTGCTGACCATACCCTAGTAGGTACTGACTTCACTGCTATATTAGAGAGCATATCATAATAACTATCTCTTAATGTAGTAAATGTTGGATCTTCAAAATCACTCCATTCATCAAATCCATTACCATATGTTCTATCAACTCTTTGCTTTGCAGCTGGATCATCATCATATTGGCAGCTTACATCATAACCACTGGATACAAAGTCAGCAAATATGACTGACTCCCATTGAGGATACCAATATCCTGCCTGTGGGCCTTGTAGTGCTATTGCAACTACATCAGCATCTTCATCTTCAATGGTACTTCCACCACCTGCAGCAAAAGTATTATAGCCTATGTGTTGAGCTATACCTGTACCTGCAGAGCTACCTCTTATTACAAATTTGTTTTTATCAAGATTGAAGAATGTTGCCCAGAACTTTAGAAACTTCACTGCTCTTACTCCTGAGTCAAATGCTTTTCTAAATCCATTTAATTCAATATCTGTATTTACAAAAGGATAGTTTACTGTAGCTATTGCAATACCATTGGATAAGAAGTTCTCTACATCAGTTAGACTTATACCAGTCTTATCTAATGCAACAAAACCACCACCATGAAAATGTACTACTATACCTGTTGTGGGTACTGAAGTAGGTATCCATATATCTAACACCTCTTTATTCTCATACCCATATTGAATATTATTATAAAAAGTATGAGGTGTTACCAATGTATGGTATGAAGATGATGATATAAACCCCATATATTACCAAGTTGCAAATGTTAGTGAGGCTCTTGTCCAAACATTATCTGCATCACATTTATAAACAAAATCTCCTACCACTCTCCTTTCTCCTGCTTTACCAGAGGCAGTAGCACTAGCTGGAGCAACTGATCCTCCAAAGAACCCGTCTATCTCTTTTACCTGCCCACCAGCATCAACACCTAATGATCTAGTTGTTACTCCAATGGTAGTAGCATCTTGATCAGCATGTGCAAATCCTTGTACATAAGTTCCTGTACCATAATTGGATAATTCAAATCCTTTATCAAAAGAACTATAATAAGGAGTAAACCATGCCCTAGCAAGTCCTCCCCCGGGTGTTCCTGATACTCGAATCTCTACTGAGGGTTCTGTATCAAATCTAGAATTTGTAAGTGTCTTAGTTGCCTGTTGTACATAAGCATATCCATCCCCAGTACGACTATTGGCTATTCTAGTTACCCAATCTGTACTTACATCTAAATCATCAGGAAATACAGAGAAACTAGCTAATTGTGCTGGTACTAATGATTGTATTCCAACTCCTACAGACATTTTACCTGCCGCTCCACTGGCTGCACTTACATCTCCATTATAAAGGAATGACCTATATCCAGCTTGACCACCTACCCCAAACCAGTCAAATAAATTTGCCTCTATATTATCAGCAGGCACTCCTAATTCACTTAATACATTTTGTCCACCGAATTGAACTCTAGATATTGCTCCTGATGTCCAAGTGTAATCAAATTTTACACCTCCAGTTGCTCCAACTTGAGTTCCTACTATATCCAATTGCTCTTCTGGAGTAGCCTCACCTAGTCCTAATTTAGCTGTTCTGTAGGCATCTACTGTTATGTCTGTATTTGGCAATCCTGTACCTACATCAGCTAATGGAGAATCTGTTCCATCTTCTTTGATAAGTAGATTGAGTAGTTTATCTAAGATCTCTACTGCCTTATTTTGCACAGGCTCATTACCCGGATTGTTTGCTGCCTTAACTAGTAGTGCTAAAAATTGTTCTGTATTTGTTGCCATCTTATATACTATTAATTGTAATCATCAATTGTGAACATTAGTTTTAATGCCCTTCTGATCTACTTTTACCATTATGAACCGTTACGAACCCAATAACTTACAAATAACCTATCTCCTGCTGCTACTACATAGTTATTAGGAATTATCAAATCCCCATCTGAAGGATTATAACTTGGATTGGTCACACTAAATGTTCTCTCTAATGCTTGAGTAGAGTCAACTATTATTCTTGCATCTGATGCTCCCATATCTGGAGCTTGAAAAGATACTGTAGCAAAAAAAAGTTCTCCTAATGGTGAATTGAATCCTAGAGTCTCACCAGCCAATACTGCTTCTAATGATAACAACTCTGGTTGAAGATCAAATGATACATCTGAGAATCCTGATATATCTTTAACTAATACTGCTTCTTCATCTCCCACACCTGCATATACAAATGTTACATCTTCTGTTGATGCATCTGGAAATGTTACTCTAAATACTGCTGTAAATGAATCTAAGGTTACTGCATTATCATCATCAGCCTTCTTGAATGAGTACTTCATTGTATCATTTCCTATAGAAGATGTTGCTACCTCTGGAGTAAGTCTGATATCTAGTGCATTGAAAACGGATGTTTCATGGCTAACCTCTGTCACTACCCCTCCTTCAGGAACTCCTAAATCAGCATAGTTTTCATATGTTCCTGCTGTATCTACTATTATTCTACCATCAATAGATCCAGATGCTATTGCTAATTCCTCTATTAATTCTGCTAGTGGATTCGCCATCTCTTCTCTGATAGTATCCAAACCTGCAGAATTAGCAGTTATCTTTTCTATTATACTAATAAGATCCTTTGCTGATTTTTGTTTATTTATTGCCATGTCTTGTTTATTAATTATTAATTGTAATCATCAATTGAGAATAGTAACTGTAGTGTCCAGTCTCCATCTCCTAATGTTGCATCTCCTGTATTGGCTTTCAACATCACCCTATCATTAAATGACATAGGATCTCCAGTTGCTCCTGACTTATCTATTCTTCTTAAATAGTCTGCTGCATCATTTGGTGCTGCTAATACTACAATTGTCTGTCCTAGAGTCTCATAATAAACTTCCATATCAGCTGGGAAGTTAAAATTAACTCCATTATGAACTAATCTTTCAGATCCTGCAATGAATCTGTATGTTTTAAGTGATCCGGGTGCTGGAGCTATCTCCTGTGGAGTAGTATTCAATGCTTTTGCTTCTGCTGGAGTTAGTGGTAGTATAAACTTCTCAATAACTGTATTTGATGCTGCTGCAACTGCTGTCCATTTCGTACTAACATCAGTGGCAAATGTTCCTGATGTGTGAGCTGTATTACATAAATATATTGCTCCTGTTTGGGTTATACAATCACCTACTTGATAAGCTACTCCTGTTACCCATGCTGTAAGTTGAATTGCTGTTTTTGATATGACTCTTCCTTTGAACTCCATGTTATATAATTATTGCTCTTCCGTTAAATTCTAACCCAACACCTACTGTAATTGTTACATCCCCATTTGTTGGATCTACATTGACTGAATCCACACCTATTACATTATCTGTTGCATCATCAATCACTTGCACTATTGGATTAACTCCCTTCCCATGGACTGCTCCTGTTACAGTTACTGCTTCAGATGAAAAGTCTCCAATGACGAATTCAAATGTATATTTGAACCCTGATGCAATTCCTGCCAGAGATACTGAACTATTAAATCCTCCATTGGCTCCTGTGAAGTTAAGGCTACTACCTACTATTTCTACATTTGAAATTACTCCATCTGCTGCTGCTGATGTAGTTGTGACTGGAGTATATACTGTCTTATATGTTATTGCATCTGTATCTACTGTGAACCCTGCTACATTGGTAAGATTGTATGGCTGAAACATCTTTCCTCCATTTACTCCTCCATTGTGAACTACTATCAGATGATTCCCCAATACTGATGTTGAGAATCGATCTGGCCTTGTTAAGTTTCCTGCTCCATCTGCTTCATACAATCCATTCTGAGTAGCTACTGTCTGGCCATATAGCAATACTATAGATCCTGCTACCAACCCCACACCATCTACTGATGTTATTCCTGTGAGTGCTGAATTATCACTGTCAGCTGCATCTGCCTTGAATACTGACTCTTCTGATGATAGAGGAACCCATGCTGAGTTAATGAAGTCATACCTCATCAATGTTACTTCAGCTCCTAGTGCCACTGTTTCCTTTGCCCAGAGCACATATGTCTTTGGTGTTACTAGATCACTCTCTAGTGGTTGTGTAAAGGATTTGACTAATCCTACTATGTTTCCAAAATCTGCCATTAGTTATTATTAAATTGCATGTTCTTATATGGATCAAAATAGAACCTGTCTATCTGAGATCCTGATCCTGCTAAATTACCACTAGCATCTAGTACTGCAGTAAATTGTGCTGAAGGATCTGTAATGTCTAGATTGCCATAAGCATCTATAGTGAAGGTCACTAGTGTAGTAACTCCAGATGCTGTCAGAGCTTCTTCTGCACAGATCTCCTTCTTTATATCACAAAGGCTCCTGCAGTTCATCTTAGTGAGGTTTACCTGTTACTACGATTACTACCTTACCTACTGATCCCCAAGTTATAGCTGATAGATCCATCTTGAAGTATCTTGCTAAGTGTTGTGGTACAACTTGCATTGCTGTACTATTTGCAACCATTGCAAGACTAAAAGCAGTGCTATAAGCTATCCCTGCTGCTCCTTTAATCCCAGCTTCTGTTGCTGTAATTGTTCCAGAAGTTCCTGTTGCTCCAATATGCTGAACTGTAACTGCTATTGTTTTACAAGATAAGAAGTCAAACCATAAGTTCTGTCTGATTGATTCTCCTGCTCCTAAATCTATATCTATTTTATATTCCCTTGAAGTTGGGCCTTGATAATCCTTAAAATCTTTGATCTTAGCTGATGCCATAATATATATATTTGTCTCGACTCTTAAATTCCCTGTGAGTCATAAATTAAACTTAACTATCACTTAATATACTGATTTTTTCTTTAACAAGA